GGAGGGAAAACACCCAATGACAAAATTGACAAAAGTCGGAAAGGGGACTTTTGTCAATTTGTCATTACGTCATTTGGGCGCGAGGCCTACCGATGGACGTAGGTCACCGATCCATCCTCGATTGCGACCATGAGCGAGAGGGGCCCGGACCCATACCAATGATAGAAAGTCGAGCCGGCGCGGGAGCGGGTCGTCGAGGTGCGGGTCGGTCGACCGAGCGAGACCGCCAGGGCGCGAGAGCTCATCCCGACGAATGCCCCTCTTTGGGTGATCGCGTAGGCTTCCTTTTGCGTGAAGCCCTCGCGCTCCCAGTGCCCCCGGCGCTCGTCGTGGGTCAGGTCGTGATAGTCCCTCACGGTGCCGTCGGGCATTTCGATGGGTCGAGGGTGACGAAGCGCCGAGCAGGAAAAGAGCCCAGCCAGGGCAATAATTGGTAAAGTTCGCACGGTAATAGCTCCACTGGAGGTGAGAATGGTCGACCTTGATGATATCGCCGAGATGAATCGATCCATTGTGAAAGTGACCGGCGTTTTTCAGTCGCTTCAGCGGGTGATCGCCGGCGTCGCGATCGCTGGCATTTGTGCGGTTTCGTCGGGGGCGATATGGGGCTCGGGGTGGGTTCGATCGGTCGAGGCCGCGATTGAGGAGCACGACGATCGCCTCGAGGTGATCGACGAACTCAATCGAACCGTCGGACGACTCGAGGGCCTTGCCGCGGCCTTGCAACGCCACGTTGACCGACAGCGGGAGGATTAAGCCGCGCCGCCGGATTTTTCCACGGGATCCGGGGGGGCCTCGTCACCCCCGGGCGCGGCCCTTCTAGTTGTAAGGTGCGACTTGTTCTCTAAGGTGAAGCATTGCGAGCACGAGCGCGGCGGCGGCGGAGACAATGCCGCGGCGACTCAGCCCGATCGATTGCACGTTCTCCAGCACAAGGGCCCAGCTTTCGCCCCGCTCCGTCAGTCCCCAGTCTTCCCCGACTGCCCGCATGAGTCCGACGTCCTCGAGTATTCGCATGGCTCGACGGGTATCGTCGTGAGTGGGGGGCTCGCTCGGAATCGCGGCGATGATCTCGTCCATCGTAAGCGTGCCCGGCGGGTGACCGGATATCAGGTGAGGGATGGACGAGAGCGGGAAGTCGGAGAGCCTACGCACCGTCAACCGCCACGATCCGGCGCCCGATCCATTCCGCGACGTTCACCGTGACCGCGTTTCCGAGTTGACGGTACCGGGCGGCATCCGACTGGCCGGCGGTCCATCCGTCGGGGAAACCTTGGAGCCGTTCACACTCGACCGGGGTCAGTCTGCGGACCCTTCCACGGTCGAGAGCCCCGATGCTGCCCTTGTCCGTAGGGATGGCTGGAGTCACGACTCCAGAGATTGGATCTTGGGTTGCGTGAAACGCGAGGGGGGGATTTCCCCGCGCTGGCAAGGTCGGGCAAGGGTCGCCGGGGCGAGGGTTACTGCGATTGTGCGGACTCGTGATCTGGGTCGGGTCAAAAACGAGGGTATCGGTGTCGGAGGGGGCGACGATCAACGGGGCTCCTTTGTTTGCTCCCGGGTCGTCTCCCCCTCCGACACGAGCAAGAGCGCGGCTGAGAGTGCCGGCGGCAATACTCGGCCCCGTTTTTCCGCTCGGCGCAAAACCCCCCGTGCCGCTTTCGGGCTCAAGTAATACCCGGGCGGGAGCTCGCCAGTCGTCAAGACTTCCGACAATGAACACTCGACGCCGGCGTTGGGGAACTCCGAAAAATTGAGAGTTAAATACTCTCCAGGCGACCCCATACCCGAGGTCTTCCAGTCCCCCGAGGATGGTTCCAAAATCCCTTCCCGAGTTCGACGACAGGAGGCCAGGGACGTTCTCGACCACGACCCAGGAGGGGCAAGCGCCCGCAATGATTCGATGAAACTCGAACCAGAGCCGAGATCGCTTTCCATCCAGGCCCTCACGACGGCCCGCGACGGACAAATCCTGGCAGGGGAATCCTCCACAGAGAACATCTGCTCTTGTCGTAGCGTATCTTCCGACATCTCTCACGTCCTCGTATTGTGGGACCGTAGGCCAATGCCGAGCGAGTATTGACCGGGCCGCGGGGTCGTTTTCGCAATTGTATGCGGGGGTCATGCCCGCGCGCTCGAACCCAAGATCGAGCCCGCCGATCCCCGAGAACAAACTCCCGAAAGTCACACGACCCACCATCGCCCCCCCTCGGTCCTCACTCGACCTTGTCGTCGGAGGTAGTGAAGGACTCTCCCGGCGTGTTTGAAACTGACCTCCCACGCTTGGGACAAGTCTCGCGCGGTCGCCGACGGATGGGCCTCCAGGTGCTCGATGCGCTCCGCCAGAAGTCCGCGCGGTTCGATTTGAATCAATCCGTCGGGGAGCGCCGCGCGGAGCCCCGCAAGTTCGGGATGTAGTGGGTCGATCTCTTGCAGTCGTCCGATCTCCCTCAAAATTTCCATGTCGTCCGGCTCGGTCATATTCCGAACGCTCGATAGCGTTTGTTGCTGAATAGGTCTAGTTGATTTCCGCAACGGTCGACTCCTCGAGCGGCATCAAGGAACGATAGAGCGCTCTTGCTCTAGTGTTGGTGATTTAGTCAGCGCTCCACGGCGTTTTGGGCTCGGTCCCGATGTAGTAGCCCTCCTTCTTGAATGGGCTCTCGGCGGTGCAGTGCGCCACCCTGTGCGACACGTCGTCCGCCATTCTGGGGTCTGAGCCGAGCCCATGGATATGGTGCCTTTTGCAATGGGGGCACCATACGTGGATCGTATGGACTTCATCCCCGTCTGCTTTTCTGGTGCTCCTGATCTTGCCCACGAGGAGCGGTCTTACGGTGCTGTTTCGTCTTTTCATTTTGGCTCCATTAGATAATCGAAGATGGCGGGCGGCATTGCTCGCACTCCTAAAAAGGGGTGCGCGCTTCTATTTATTTTGTGAGGCTCTTTGAAGCACGCAGAACCGGAGCCCCGGATTTTACAAATCCCTTTGTCGATGCCATTCATCGACCATCGCTTCGCAGGACGTAAACATCACCGGGTGAACTGGCGCCCCCGGTGACTTCGAAAACACGAGAAACGCGACTCGGAGCGCCACGAGTCCGAGCACGAGCGCGGCGCACCAAGCGACCCGTTCGGCACCATCCGGCCCGTGGGAGCCGAAATCCATCGGCCCCAAAGAGCGAACGTATCGGATTACGTGATCATGCCCCGCGTGGATCAAAATGGAATCTCTGATTCGGGAGCCCCGTCGATCGCGCCGGCCTCGCGCCACGGGTACCCGTCCCCATCGGGGGCGGGCGCGGGGGCGGCGGTCGAAGCGGGGGCCGAGTCTTGGCGACTTCCGACGAATTGGAACTCTCGGGCGACGATCTCAGTCGACCATCGCCGCTCCCCATCCTTCTCATATTCGCTGGTCTGGATGCGGCCCTCGACATAAAGCGGTCGACCCTTGCGGCAATGCTCCCCAATGATCTCCCCCGCGCGTCCAAAAAAGGTAACGCGGTGGTATTCGGTGCGCTCCTGGAGCGCGCCTTCGCGGTCTTTCCATCGTTCGTTGGTGGCGATTCTGACCTTTGTCACCCCGCCCCGGGTCTCGGGGTCGGCGGTTAAATTGCCGAGGATAATGACTTTGTTGACGCTCATTTATTGGGCCCTTGCTTTAAGTCTTGGCGCCGGGCGAAATGACGATCCGCGCCCAGCCCGGCGCCGGTTAGTAGTAGGATTGGGCGCGGATTATTCCTCAACGATGGCGGGCTCGGATTCTTGGGACAGCGTGGATAGGTCTAGATCGTCGACCATTGTCGGTGACGACTCGTCGACCGCCGCGGCTTTTGCCCATTCGACCGACTGCGGGATGAACTTTTGCAGGCGTCGGATCGCCGTCTTGCATCCCATCGATTCGAAGTGATCTCTCCATGGCCCATGGCGGCCTTTTGACGCGGTCTCCGCCATGATCTGATCCATCTCGGGGCGAGAGAAAACAACGAATGCGTGGCCCCCGTCCTTCATGCGGCACACCGCATAAAAATGCGATATCTCGCCCCGCAGATCCCCGGGCCGGTGCTCGAGCTTCTCTTCGAGTCCATACTGATATGCGAAGTGATCGCCCGCCCGGACCGCGCGGGCTTGGATCGATAGGACTCGACCGGATCTATAGGCAAGGTCTATGAAACCCTGATATCCCACGATCAACTGGCATTCCTTTACGCGGGCCTTTCGGTTTGAGTAGGGCACGAGGTAGCAGTGACCCAGCGGGGTATTGGGCTCGAGCCCCAATTGCGCGGCCGTCATGATCGCCCCGACGATCGTCTTTGTGTCGCAGTCGGCGAGCCCCGGCGTCCGGTTGACCGCGGTGATAGCGAGGCGGAGAAGACGCTCGGGCGTCAAATGAGCGGGTAGGGATTGCTGGATGTAGGGCATCGCCCTCCCCATCATATCCTCGAGCGCCGATCGCGGCGCGGGCGTGGCCCCTGACGCGGGGGCCGGGGCGGTGGAGTTTCTCATTCGGTCCAATGCTATTTGATTCGTCATTTCTTCGTCCTCCATGGTTGTTACGGTCGATTCCGAACGGCCATCGCTCGGAATGTCTTCTCCTCGACGGAATACGCTTTTCTGGTCTGCTCCGCGTAGCTGATCCATTTTTTGCCATGACCGAAATCACCGAACTCGCAATCGCCGAGGGCGTGGGCGACTTCGCGTTTCAAATTGTCGGCCTCTTTTCGGGCGAGTGTCGCCCGCTTTCGGGCTTCGATCCATTGCTCGACGAGTATGGGATCGACAGCGGTGACGGTCCCCTCGACCCGCCGTATTCGCGAGATCGTTTCCATATTGGGATATGGGCCGGCGGGCGGGGTCCGCGAAGTCACGCACTCCCAGAACGTCCCCAATCTCTCGCGGAGCTCGTCGAGGATTCGTTCGTCGATCTCGATGTGATATATCCGAAAGCCGATCCCGCCGAGGAGGGCGGGGACGTCGGCGATCGAGTCCGCGTGGGATCCCAAACATAGAGCCTGATGATGCACTTGGACCACGTAAGCAAGCGGCACGTCTCCGCTCCCATCGTCGCCCCATGGGGAGCCAAACAAGGGAGACGTCATCCCCGCGCTTTTGGCCTCGACAATTCGATTTCCCGACAGTCCATCTAGGGACGCGGCGGCCCACGCGGGCCCGTCGTGGAGCTCCTCGCCGGGCATGATTGGGACGTCTCGGCGGACGTCTTGGCCGGTCGATTCTTCGTAGAGGTCGAGAATCGGCCCTTCGAGATGGTTACCGAGGTTGGTCGCTGCGTTGCCCTCGAACGGCTCGACGGCTCCGATCTTCGATAGGTATACGTCATAGGCGTTCGCGTAGTCGCTACAACCGACGATCGCCGGAGCGTCGCTCGAACCGATGAACCTCGCCCGCCGGGCGTGCCATTCCTGGCTCCGTTGATACTTCATTGGATGGCCTCGCCCAGGAGCGGGGCGAAGGGGCCAGGGACCACAAGCCCCGGAGAGAGCGCGATCGCTTCCTTGCACTTCACGGCCCGCGTTCGGATGCCGTCGTCTAGGGCGGGGTTGGCTTGGACCTCTCGGGCGGTCCATACTCCGGCTCTCCTCAGGTCCGGCGTGTATTCCATGCCGTCCGACTTGAGCCAGACCATATAGGGCCCTGCCTTCGATTGGATCTTTTCGAGGACGTGGAAGCCCTCGATGTGGTCGGTCACGCACTCGGAGCACGCTACGAATTCGCATCGGTCGTGCGGGCACCTTGAATGCTCGTCTCCGATTAAATGCCAAGATCCGCAGGTGCATAACTTCATTCGTTTCGTCATTTCGAACCCTCCGTTGGTGTCTACTCATCGGAGAATCGTCAAAAAAGCGGATAGAATCAACTCTTTTTTTGCCTTGCGTCAAGATCCGCCGACGCCTCACCCGTTAGGCCGGGGCGGTTTTCTCATTTCCGCGTTGACCGTCGGCAAATTTTGAACAACTATGGGCAACATGAACGGACTTCCACCCCTCGATCAAATCGATAGCGAGGCCTTCGGTGCCGCGCTCCACGCTGCTCGAAAACGTGCAGGACTCACCATGGACGCCGCCGCCGAGCGGGTCGGGGCGCGTTCGGCCTCCCAGCTTTTACGGTGGGAAACCGGGGAGCGGGTGCCGTCGTTCTTTTACGTGACCCGGATCGCTTATGCCTTCCCATCGCTATCAGTGGAGCGCCAAGCGGCCCTTCTATTCGGGAGGCTTGAGGAGTGAGCCGCCCCCGGATTCGTTGCATCAAGCCCGAGTTCTGGGATTCGGAGTCGATCGGATCATTGCCCCGTGACGCCCGGCTCCTCTACGTCGGTTTATGGTCGATGGCGGACGACGAGGGCCGGATCAGGGCGAGCGCGCGGCGCGTCCGAAAGGTCGTTTTCGGATTCGACGACGACGTGACCCATGCACAGGTCGACGAATGGCTCGGACTTCTCGAAGAGGCCGGGAAGCTCATCCGATACGAGTCCGAGGGCCACGCCCTCATCGCGATTCTTGGGTGGTCTCGCCATCAAAAGATTAACCGCCCGGTGCCGTCTTCTCTTCCCCCTCCTAGTAATTCAGTGAGCCCTCATGGAGACCTCAGTGAGGCCTCAGTGAGCCCTCATGGAGACCTCAGTCCCCCCGCGCGCGCAGGATCGGATCGGATCGGATCGGAGTACCCCCCTACGCGCGCAAGCGCGCGAGATAATTTGAAATTCGTGAAAAGGTTTATCGGGGAATATGCAAAGCATCATGGGGGCCTCGAATACGTTTGGAGCGACGAACGGGACTCTCCGGCGGTCGATCAGCTTCTCGGGCGCTATCCCCCGGCGAAGATCTGGCCGGCGATACTGAGGCTGTGGGCCGGCGAGAATGACCACTGGACGAAGGTCTCCACGACGCTGGCGGGCGTTTCGTCGGTGATCCAGGAGGCGATGAACTCGCCCCCGGCAAAAACTAAAGGAAAGCGGGGCCAGAATGGCAAAGCGGACTGGCGTCGACCCTATACGGATCGAGACGACCGCTCAAAATGGGAGGTCGGCAATGCCTGACGTCGCCGCCACATCCGCATTCGCGACAGAGGGGATCTGTCCGAGGTGCCATTTTTTCTCACGAGATCTGACCGCGCACGCTTGCCAAGATTCCCCCGAGGTCCGGGCCGTCCGCTTTCGTCGCGAGCGCCGGTTGTCGGAGGCGTGGCCTTTGCCGAGTGCATATCGTGAAAAAACGCTCAGGGGTTACGAGTGCCCCCCGGGTGACGTGATCGCCCGCGACCGCGTCGGGGAGTGGGTCCGGGCGGGGATTGCGGCCCGCGAATCGCTCGTGTTATTCGGGCCGACCGGGACGGGTAAAACGCATATAGCGGCGGCCTGTGCCCGCATCACGGGCCCCCGGACCCTTTTTGTGCGGGTGCGGCGGCTCATCGATGCACGTCGAGCCGGCATCGAGTCGGGAAGGGGTGACCGGGAAGTGATGGCGGATCTGATCTCGAGCGATTGGCTTTTCTTGGACGACGTCGGGGCCATGCGAGATACGGACTATGCGCGCGATTCGATCGACGAGTTGATCGAGGAACGTGAGATCAGGGGATTGCCGATCGTGGTGACCCTCAACATTTCTCCGAGCGATTTTGACGAGCGTCTCGGGCCCCGGTCGGGGTCGAGACTCAAGGGGATGGCCGGTCGATGGCTCATCCCGGTCGTGTCGGAGGACTACCGAACAGGGAGATAATCCGTGGAATATCGACGTGAGACCGACGAGGTAATCGACCGAATGGTGACCCGTTGCGGGCTTGGGATGGTCGGGGTGATGTGGGTGTGGGCGTGGCTCATCTTGTCATGAGTGAGCTATGGCCTCTCCCCGAGTTGACGCCCCTCGCCGATCCCGTGGTCGCGATCGCTTGGGGACTCTTCTGCGTTGCGACGACCCAAGTCAACGACAAGGCGCCCCCGCGCTCAATGGTCGGCTTGTGCCTGATCTGGGGCGTCGGGATCGTAGCGGGGCTCGTATGACCGACGAGCTCCCGCCGGCGCCCTGGAGCGTGTGCCCGGCGTGCCGTGATTGGGTCGACCCGGCTCATCGGTGCCAGCATGTCCGAGCCCCGTCGACTCACGAGCAACTTGTTGAGGAGATCCATCGTCTCGGCCTCGAGGTCGAGCGGTTGAGCCTAGACCTGAAGCAGGCCCGGGGGCTCGATGAGCCTGCCGGGTAGCCCCCTAAGATGGCCCCGTGGGGCTCGCGAGGCCCTCGAGGAGCGGGTCGCGATCCTTCTCGAAGGGGCGGGAGACGTTTACACGCCCGGCGATCTTTGGTCTGAAGCGCAGGCCGTCGAGAATGCCGAGCAGATGATTAGACGGGAGTGGTCCCGTCGAGTTTTGGAGGTTGAGCATGTCCGTGGATTTGACCAGGCGCGACGAAATCGGCAATCGACTGTGGAAGTTGGAGCGGGCTTCCGGCGATGACGGCCTGACCCTGATCTTAAAAAACGGTCGGTGGGTCGCTTTCTTTGGTACGGCCGTTTCCGAGGATCTCGAGCGATTTTGTGCCGTCTTCGCTCCAGGCTCGCAGGAACTCGCCGCGACCCTCGCGGGCCCGATTCACAACCTCGCGGAGATGACTGAGGAGATGTGGTCGAGTTTGAGCGTTTTCGCTCCAGTGCTCGCCGATCGGCAATTGACCGCGGCCCTCGACCTCGACGCGGAAGATGATCTCGTGGACGAACTCGCGAGCGTCGACGCTTGATCGGGATCGGCTTTGATCCAGGTCTCAACGTGACCGGTGCGGCGCTCGTTCGATGTCGCCCCGGCGCGCGCCCCTACCGGCTCGAGGCCGTTGCGCAGTCTCAAAACGGATTTGAGTCGGAGGGCCGGCGGCTCGTCGAACTGGAGGATTGGGCCCAGTGGCTCGTCGACGACTGGCTCGACGGGTGGGCCGGGGCTCCGGCGGTGTTTGGCGTCGAAGCGTTCGAGGTCCAGGGCAAAACCCGGCACGCCGTGGGGAGATTCCTCAGGGCGTGCCGCCCGACGCTCCGCGCCCAAGCGGCCCTTGAAATTGGGGTATACAGGGCCGCGGGCGGGGCGTGCCTGTCGGTGACCTCGGGCGGATGGCATCGGGCACTGAGGGTGCCCGCGTCGAGGACCGGTCGACGGGCAGACATCAAGCGGAACGCCAAACGATGGCTCACCGCGATTTGTGAAAATTCGGCAATCGCCGAGACCGACCATATGGTCGACGCAGCCTTTGTCGCGATACACGAGATCAACCGGGCCCGCCCGGAGATGTGGAGGTAATCAAAATGGGAAGACCTGATTTGGACGGGCGAACGTGCGGAGGGTGTTATTTTTTCGATCAAAGCGACGTGAGGGTTTTCGAGGTAGGTGACGCGGGCGAGCTTCAGCTATTCGGGAGCTGTTTCGGGGTGCCGCCCCTCGGGCGACTTCATCGAATCACCGGGCTCTCTTCGCCGACGACCCGGTTCAACCTTGCCGAGCAACCGCACGTTAACGAGCACCGCCGAGCGTGTGCGGCTTTCGAGTCCGTCGACCTTCCATCGACGACAATCGAGCCGCCGGACGCTAATGGACTTCTTGAACCCTCTTTGGTTTTCGAGGCGATGGAGCCCGTAAATGACGATGATCCCGTAAATCCCGCGGGGGAATATAGTTGACCGATCGGGTTCAAGTGTGACATATGGAGGGTATGGTCCCCCCGCCACAAGTTCCGACGAGGTTCCCATTTTCTCATTTCTTGGGAGGTGGTGATCTTGCTTTGATCTGGCGCGATTCCCTCTCGTCGGGCCCGGTCGTGCCCGTGCATCCTGCGGGTGCGACTCGGGGCGGGTGGTGATGTGGCATTGTCCACGCTCACCCAAGAGCGCCGAGAGATGGCCCTCGGCATGGCGGGGAGAGGCTGGAGCGATGGCCGGATCGCTGAGTTCCTCGGCGTGCCGACGTCGACGTTCGCCACGTGGCGCCAGAGAAATCACAAGGGATTTGCGACCGCGCTCGCGCGGGCACGCCTTGGGATGGGGGACGACATCGCCAAGACCGTCATCACTGCGGCGATGGGCGGGGATATGTATGCCGCGCGCTATGTGCTCTCGAAGATATTCCCAGACGTCTGGGGCGATCACGTGACCGCCGACGAAGAGAAAGCCGCGCCGGCAAAGGTCGAGATAGTGGTGACCGATCGACGGGTCGAGAATGAGTAGCGCCGGGACACTCTCGCTCGACTTCTCGAGCTACCCCGCCCAAGGCGATTTTCTCTCGACCGCGGATCGACACGCCGCATTTGTTGGCGGCTATGGTGCCGGGAAAACGCTCACGGCTTGCCGCAAGGCCATCACTCTGGCGGCGCTCAATCAAGGGTGCTCGGGGATCATGTGTGCCCCGACCTATCGAATGCTCAGGGATACACTCTGGCGGCGGTTCCAAAAGGTGCTCGAGGAGAGTGGGATCGACTTTGTGAAGCGGATCTCGAAGATGGAGATCTACATCCCCGTCTTTCGGCATCGGGTGCTATTCCGGGGGGCGGACAAGCCCGGGCGGCTCAAGGGGCACGACGTTAGCTGGTTTTTACTCGATGAGGCCGGACAGGTCTCCGAGGAGGTCCACAACATTTTGCTCTCGAGGATTCGAGAGACGGCGGCGGGGCATTTGTTCGGGGGGCTCGTCGGCACGCCCGAGGGCTATGGGTGGTTTTACGACGTGACCGATGGCCCGTCGGCCTTCTATTCGCTCTCGAGGATGTCGACGGCGGCGAACGAAGATCTCGACCGTCAATACGTCGAGCGGCTCGTCGAGTCGTTCACCGAGCAGCAACGAGAAGCATATCTCGAGGGTCGGTTCGTCGATCTACAGTCCGGGCGAGTATATAGCGAGTTCAGTCGATCGGATCACGTCCAGGCGTTCGAGTTCAGGCCCGTCGGGCCGCTCGTGCACTCGATCGACTTCAACGTCGATCCCGCGTGCTCCTCGGTCGGGTGGCGGGAGGGTTCGGGCTTCCGAGTCTGGGACGAGATCCACATCGAGGGCGGGTGCAATTCATACGAAGTCGCTGACGAGTTTGTTCGGCGGTTCGCCGATTGGCCCGGCGAGGTCATCGTGAAGGGCGACGCGACGGGGAGCGCCCGGAAGTCGTCGGCCCTCGCGTCCGACTATCGGATTCTCGCCGAGGCCTACTTGAGGCACTTCGGAGAACGATTTATCGGGGTTGATGTCCCTCGGTCCAATCCATACGTGACCGAAAGGATCAACTCGGTCGGGGGGGCTTTCCGGCGGGGCGATGTTCGCATTCATCCACAATGCACGCACACGCTCGACGACCTTGAGCGGGTCGTCTGGAAAACGGGCACACGGGCCCCGGACGCATCAGACCGGATGCGGACGCACCACACCGACGCGCTTGGGTATTGGATATTTAAGGACGCCCCGATCAAACGACCCGAACGCCACGAGACGAAGCGACTAGTCGACAGGTCAGGGGCACGCGGGCCCGGAGGACTAGCAAGGTATGAAAGCGACCCGCCAGGCCTTGCGCCGAGAGCTCAACCAGGAGGCGCAAGCGTTCGCGTCGGCGACCGCTGACGGGGGGGCAAAGGGCGCCCCGTATCGTGTCGCGAGTTGGGCCGGCATGCTCTCGGGCGCCGACTTTAACTCGGACTTCGACGGGCGCGAAAAATACGGAATCTTCCGAGAGATGCTCGACTCGGACCCGATCATCGGGCTCGGTCGGATGCTAATCGATGGCCCGCTCGTTGCTGCCGACTGGCGCGTTGACTCGGAATCCGACGAGCTCCGGGGCGCGGTGGAGTCGCTACTCTTCGCCCCCGAGCATGACCAGGCGCTCACGTGGGAAGAGTTACTCCTCCACGCCCAGCTATCGGTATGGCTCGGGTGCTATCTATTCGAGCGAGTTTGGCACCGCGGGGCCGATGGGCTCGATCGGTGCTATCTATCGCCCCGCCCCCCGGATTCGGTCTGGAGGTGGAAGCTCGACGGGCGACGCCTTGCGGGGATCGACCAAGAAATCGTCGACGATTCCGGCGTCGCGAGGCATGTGGAAATTCCCGGTGGCGACTTGGTTCACTTCGTGTTTGACCAGGAGGCGAACAACCTCGAGGGCCGGTCGATTCTTCGGCCCCTGTACGGAGAGTTCATCTCGAAGCGCGAGGGCCGGATGTGGCGAAACATCATGGCCGAGCGGAGTCAGGGATTCCTCGGGGCGAACCCGACGGGGGAGGGCGCGACCGGTGACTCTCGGGACAATGTGATAGAGGCCCTCGCCGGCTTCACGAACCACGAGGACTTACACTTTGTGGGCTCTCCAGGGTGGGAAATCAGCTTCCTACAGACCGTCAGCGATGGGATCGAGCGGTGTCAATCGATCATGGATTACACCGACCGGGTGATTCTCCAGCGGCTGCTTTTAACGCACATGGCCCAGGGCATGATGCCGAGCGGATCTCGATCGGTCGCCGAGACGCAAGAGAAGCCCTATTGGAACGCGCTCGGGACGTGGGCCTCAAGGATTCAAGACCGGATGATGTCGGGGCTCGTCGAGCCGTTCATTCGTGACAACTTTGGAGCCCGGGCCGTCGGAGAAGTCGGGCTAAAATGTGACAACCTACAAACGTCCAGCGTGGCCGAGGAGATCGCCCCATTCGTCGACGCGATCGCTCGAGGTGCCATCGGCTCGACGCCGGCGCTCCAGCGTCACGTTTTGGGCTTGATGCGGGCGCCCGACGATGTCGTTGATGAGGCCGGCGCCGCCCGCGCGCCCGCAAAGCCCGCCGCCCAAGAGGAGCCCGCCGTCCAGGAGGAGTCCGCCGCGATTTTCGCCGCCTCGGACCTTCCGGCCTACACCGTCGACCCGGTGGCCCCGCGTGCCGCCGACGGGGTGCTTTCCAGGGAGCCCGAGGGTGCCGAGCGGGCGATTGAGTTCGACGCATTGGGGACCGCTTGGGAAGCCGCCGCCGAGGATGCCGCCCAGGCCCTCGAGCGGTTCCGGGCGCGGTTCATTCCCGAGTTAGAGGCGACGATTCAGAAGTGGACCGCCGACGGGAAGGGGCTATCACCGGAGCAGATCAAAAAGCTCGAGGGATTGCGTCGAGCGTGGCGCGTGCAACTTCGCCGAGAGATCGTCGCGGGGGGGATGGCCGAATTCACCCGGGGGCGGGCCGACGTGATCGACGAGCTCGCCCGGCTCCCGCTCAAGCCGAACGCTCGATTCGCCTCGACGCTCGAGGCCCCGACGGCGGCCACGGTTAAACGGTCGATAGTGGAGCTCGCCGACGAGGCCGTCGAGAGATACGTGTCGACGCTTGTCGACACTGCCACCGGGGAGGTCCGAGGCCAGGTCGCAAACGCCGGGCGGGTCGATGATCCCAAGGCCGTAGGGCGAATGCTCGGCAAGCTCTCGAGGAATCAGGTGCTCGGCGGGATCTCGAACGCGATCGGGCTCGGCTATAACCAGGGCCGCGAGTCGGGGGCCGCGAAATCGCAGGCGACCTATTTCACATACTCGACACTTTTCGAGGATGGCCGGACTTGCCCAGCGTGCCGAGAGCACGAGCTCGAGGTCGGGCGGGTCGGAAGTGATGCGGACCTGGCGACCCGTCTCCCGCTTCGAGATTGCTATTCGACCCGGGCCGGTTCCTCAGGGAACCGGTGCCGGTGCATCAAAGTCTATTCACACGTTCCACCGGAGGAACTCACCCGATGAGCAATGGACCCATTCGGCGGTGGCCCGTGTCAACCGCCACGATCGGCGGCTCGGCAACATGCGCGTGGCCCGCGGACTCCGCCGCCACAACGAATAACTTCGCCGTTACTCTCCCCTATTCGGATTTAACGTTTTCGGTGAGGGAGACGGGGGCCTCGGTCGCGATCACCGCATCATCGATTGAGGGAAGTCACGACGGGGCGACCTGGTTTGTGCTCTCGAGTAACACGTTGACGCCCGCGGCGGGGGCCACCGATGTAAAGGTGATTGCAAAGCATACAGACGGGCGGTGTAAATACATGCGGCTCACTCTTACCTCGGCCTCTTCGTCTACCGCCGAGGTGCTCGTGATTGGGGGCCCCTAATGGGTCAATGGATTGAGTTCTATTCGGTACAAGGAACGATTACCGCGACGGGGCCGACCGATCGGAGCGACTGGATCCCGGTCCATCGATTCTCAAACCTGAACATCTCATTTGACGTCGGCCCGATCTCTGGGACGAATCCTCGGATGGAGGTTCAGGTTCAGTTTTCCAATAGCGACCAGGCGACGACGGGGATCGAGCCCCCGGAGGGGCTGATTGACTTCCACGACAAGTCGGACAATTTCGCATGGCTCCGGGTGCCCGTCCTCGGGAAATGGGCCCGGTTGAAATACACCGTAGCGGGGACGTCGCCCCAATATACGATCCACGTTCGCGGGAGCGGGGAGGAGTAGGGTGCCCGGATACAATCGGTTCCAAACGGTCGCGAGCGAGATTCGGGCCTTGCCGGCATCCGGGGCGACGATCGTCGTCACCGTGGCCTCGGACCTCGAGCGATTCGACCGGGTGCTCGTCGCGCTTTACGACTACGCGGGCACGGGTGGCCCCGGAATCAATGCCTTTGCATACCAGGTCTCGAGCTATCTCCCATCCGACCCATATGACTCGACTGAGATCCGAGGTTGGATCGACGTCTCCCAGACGTGGGATCCGGCGGCGGTGACGACTGGGCGCGGGAGCTTCACGAGTTTCGAGGGGTCGGGATATCACGCGCTTCGAGTTACCGCGAGCTTGAGCGGGTCGACATCGCTCGACGGGACGGTGAGAGTCGACGTGATTGGATACATGGAGCGTCAAAATGATTGAAACGATCCTCGAGGCCCAGCACTTCACGGGGGGCGACGACGGCCCGACGTGGAATCAGATCGCGCCGATCGTGGAATCAGATCGGTTCCGGGTGATGCCGATCCCGGCGAACTCGAAGGGGCGCGAGGGTGGGACGTTCCGGGTGACTCGAGAGCAAGCAGAGGAGGCGCTGAGGAACTTCGCGGCACTCCAGAGCTCCCGTATCCCCATCCTTTTGAATCACCCATACAAGCGAGATCGAGACGCGAAATCGGCGGGGGCGGCGGGGCTCCCGAGCGAAGAGTTCCGCAAGGTGGGGAACGTAATCGGCCTTCGAATCTCTGAAGATGGACAATGGCTCGAGTCGCTGGACGAATTCACCGACGAGGGCCGCGGACTTGTCCGCTCCGGCGCATGGGATCAAATGAGCCCGACGATATTTTTCAACGTCCAAGATCAGGACGGCAAGCCGGCGGGGGCGATGCTCTTCGAGAAGAGTCTGGTCCCAGTCGGAGAGTTTCGAGAGCAACGGCAACTCGCCGCGGCGATCACCACAAGCCCCGGATTCGGGGACATGAACCCCGCCAGCGGGGAGGAGTTAGAACCAATGACCGAATTCGCCCCCATCGTCCAGGCCCTCGGGGTTGAGACCGCCGACGAAGCCCTCGCCGCCATCGAGCTGCTCAAGTCGCAGGCGACCGCGCCCGAGGCTCCCGACTTTTCCGCTCGCGTCGAGACACTCGAGGCGACGGTGACCGAATTGCGCGCGACCAATGCGACGCTTACCGCGGAGCAGGGAAAGCGCCGCGCCGATGATTTGATCGCGTGGGCACGCGGGGCCGACGTGACCGGATTCGAGAAGCCGGACGGCGCTCGGATCACCCATGAGGCCGAGGTAAAATTCCTCGAGCTCGCGGTCGACGACTTCGACCGCGCTCGAGGAATCCTCGAAGCGATGCCCGTGATTAAGACGTTCGGAGAGAAAGGCTCTTCGACATCCCCGACGAGTGCCCCCGAGGTGCATACCCAGGACACCGCCGGAACAAAATTGACTGATCGCGCCGGCGAACTCGTCGCGGAAGCCCGGGGGGCGATGTCTTATCGGGACGCACTCACCCAGGCTCAGCGGGAAAATCCCGCGCTCGCATTGACGGCCATCGGCGCGGAGGAATAGAACATGGCTTTTGGAGCAAGGGGACTCGATGTTACGTATCGTTGCGTGACTGATCTCTCCACCAAACAATATTATGCGGTCTCAATATCCGCTAACCATACGGTGGGCCTTGCGGGCGACGCCGGGAAGGTTATCGGAATTTTACAAAACAAGCCCAACGGCACCGTCGGCGAGTCTGCGGTTGTTCGAATCTCTGGGCTTTCAAAGTGCGTTGTCGGCTATGCGGCCTCGACTCAGCATTTGTTGACGAGCGACGCCGCCGGGAAGGGCGTTCGGACCGCCGCCGCCGATGAATGGATCTTCGGAGTCGTCACCGACTCCGGGGACAATACCGTCGCCGATGGTGACGTCATCACCGTGCAAATCATGCAGGGCAAAGCGAACGCCGCCGACGCTTAGGAAGGGCTAAGACATGCCACGCTACCGTAGCGATGTCCACGTCGATCAGGCGTTGACGAATATCTCTCTCGCATATTCACAGAGTGCCGGATTTGTGGGGAATCTACTATTCCCGACGGTTCCGGTCGCTAAAGATTCATTCAAATACTTCACCTATGGGCGGGGCGTTTTCGGAGACGGAAACACTCGGCTCGAGTGGGTCGACGGTTCGAATCCGCCCGAGGTCTCAAGCACTCGATCGACTCAGTCGGGCTTGTGCCTCCAATACGGTGCCGCCGATTACGTCACCGACGAGGAGTTGAGGAACCAGGACGCGCCCCTCAACGCCTATGCGGACGTCACCGAGGAACTCACCGAGCAAATTCTCCTCGAGCACGAGAAAGAAGCCGCGACCAAGGCGACGACGGCGGGGAATTATCCCACGGCGAACAAAACGACACTTGAGACCACCGACCAGTGGAGCGACGTCGCAAACTCGAACCCGATCGATGACATCTCCGCCGGGATCGACGCGATTCGAACCCAGGTCGGCGGGAGGGTTTCAGGTCAAATTGTCGTAATTGCGGGCCCGGTCGCTCATCGGAGCTTGATGAATCATCCCGATATCGTCGACTTCGCAAAGCGATCCGTCGGGGCCCTCCCGAACGAGGCTCAGATGGCGAATTTATTCTCCGCTTTGGGCGTTCGCACTTATGCGGTGGGCGGAGGCGTGAAGAACACCGCGCACGAGGGCGCCACCGAGTCGATGTCGGACATATGGGGCGACAACGTCGTCCTGGCGTATGTGCCGACCGCCGCCGGGATCCGTCGGCCCGCTTTTGGATACTCGTTCTCGAGCGTCCAGGCGCGAGTTGAGCGGGAGCCCCGTCGCAATCACGCGGTGAAGCTCATCGCGTCGGCTACTTGGGACTTGCAGTTCATCTGCCGAGACTCGAGCGCGGATTCGATCGCGGGCTATCTGATCTCGGACACGACCGAGTGAGTTGAGCCGTAGACGTCGGGGCTTCGGCCCCGACGTCTACCGAGGGGCGAAAATGCGACTCAGCAAAAGACAACGAGGATGGTTGGCGCGACGTGGAAGACTTAATTCTCCAGATCAAACGACCGCTGAAAATCCAGGGCCGACAATTCAAGCGGGGGGAGATCGTCCAGATGGACCGGCATCGGGGGCGGGCCCTCGTGCGGTCTGGGATCGCAAGGCGAGTCGAGCCGAGCGACCTACGCCTGAAGAGGAGCCCCTCCCCGAGCCCGAGCCCGCCGCCATCCCCGACCAGGGGCCAGGCCCAGAACTCGAGCCCGAGCCCCTCCCCGGGCCCGTCTCCGACCTCGAGCCCGAGCCCCTCCCCGGGCCCGTCTCCGACCTCGAGCGGGAGTGATTGAGTGGGCACCTATGTAACTCTCCCCGGCGACTTGAGCGACTACGACTCGGATTTGATCCTATCCGGCTCGACGGAGCCGACGACGACGCAAGCCGATAACCATCTCGATTTACTCGAGGCCGAATTCGAACTCGCGGCGAAGTCTCGAGGCTATACCGTGCCGGTGACGTCGGGCGACTCTCCGAACTCGTTCAAGCTCGCGGGGCTCTATTTGGTGAAGGCCGTCGCGGCCTACGTAATACGAAACCGCGGCATGATTCTCGACGCCGCCGCGAGCGACGCGGAGACGGTTTTTACCGAGTGGACGGACTTCCTCCGGCGGGTTCGCGAAGAGCCGAACTATCTCGCCGATGCGGCGCGGGAGTCGGGGAGCGATGACCCCGACCAGTCTCCGACGTGGCTCTCAAATATGAACTCGAGCGCGGAGGCTCGGGCCCGTCGGGTTTTTAAGCGGGAGTTCCGGGTCTAATGCCCGCCCGATCTGGCTCCGGCAAGCATGGGCGGGGGGGGTTCATTGTCACGTCGAACGGAGAGCAGTTTGTCGCGGACGTCGGTCGCTTCACGTCGTCGGTCGACGACTTGCGGCCCGTTCTCGATGGGCCGGTTCGGTTCAATATTATGAACGCGATGCTCCGGGTATTCGGGGAGTCGGGCCGATTCACTCGCGGCGGTCGCTGGGCCAGGCTCTCGAATCGAGCGTGGAGTCGAGGCGGGGAACTCATTCGCCCAGGTTACAGGGACTGGAAAACCGGGCGATTCGCGTCAATGGGAAAAGGCTCGTGGTGGGCATACCGAGGGCGCCGAGGCGTTCATTTCCCCAAGCCCCTAAGCCTCTCGGGAAAGCTCGAGGGCACGTTGACGAGTCGTGTCAAGGGCTCGGTCTGGCGATCGGTTCCCCATGGGTTCGTATTTGGAACGCGGGCCCGCACAAGCGATGGCTTTGACTATGCCCGGGCGCACATGCTCGGCACTTCCAAAATGCCCGCCCGCCCGTTTCTCGACTGGGACATGACCGGGGGGGGGCGTCAACTTTGGATCAAATCAATCATCAAGCCGGTGCAAAGGGCGATCCGGCACGGGCTCAGTTCCGCGATCAAGCACGGCTACATCGACGTCGATGAGGTCGCATTCATGGAATCATCGGGGCCTTTGATGGAGCGTCGAGGGGGTCAATTTGGCACTTGAGGTCTATAGTGCCCTGACCGACTTGGCGACGACGCTCTCGGATAACTGGGCGGCGGCGGTCACCGCAAAGTCGGCGACGGTCTCAACGCCGAGCGGATACACCGTGATCGAGCCGGGATTAACTCGACTCCCCCAATCTGGATTCCCCCAGGTTCTCATTGTGCCCGCGGGCCGAGGCCAGCGGATCCCGATCACCCACGAGTCGAGCTCGCCGCTCGTTCGCTGGGAGTTGCCGGTTCGGATATGGGTCGGGCTCTCGGATTCTTCGGGGAGTGTCTCGACCGCCCAGGCTTCCGCGGCTGATCATCTCCAGATTGTCGACTATATTCTCACGACTAATCGACCGAGCTCGTCGACCGAGGGCGGCGCCGGTCGCTTCGGCGGTTTCGGGAAATTCGAGACCGAGCAGGGCACCATCTGGGGGGCCCATTACGATCTCACCTTAACAGTTCGACCCATATACTAAGAGGAGCCCCGCAAATGGCTGCCGGTTATCAAAACAAGGCCGTCTTGAACAACGGCACGACTTGGGGCACGTTGCCCGCGCTCAACTTCGCCACGCTCGGCGTCTCGCTCGCCTCAATGCCCGCGGCGTCGATGTCCCGCGCGGATACCGACCCGAGCGGGGTCGGCATGGAGTTCCCGGGGACGACGAATCGAGGCGGAATCGTTGCCTCCGACATGACGCTCGACTTTTTGCTTTCCTACGAGCACATTTGGAGGGCTATGTCCCTCTTCACATCGGATTCGGTGACGGGCTCGGGCCCATATTCTCATGTCATGACGCCCCCCGCTTCGCCTCAACGGACATTTATCGGGGCCTACATCAACGTCCCGAACCCGGGGAACACGGGAGACACGACCCGGGGCCTCCAGGTGAAAAGCTTCGCCGGCACAGGCTTTGAGTTGTCGGGCACGCTGGGGGAGGTGGCTCAGCTTTCGATCAGCGGGATCCCGTATTCGGTGGAGCCCGTCGCCGCGGCGACGATCACCGCCGCGACGTTCCCGGCGGGCAATTCACTCATAACGGTCGGCGCGGGCGATACGGATCTATTTGCAATCGCAAATGCCGGATCCGCGGTTTCGAACCTTGGCATCTCTTCTTTCACTTTTAGATGGAATACTCCACGCGAGGCGGGCGCGCACACGACCGCCGCGGAGTATGTGGCTCTCCCCGATCGGTCTGGTACCGGAACCGGTGAACTAGTGATAAGGGTGCCGGGGTTCGTCCCGACGGCTTCACTCGCGGAATTTACGACGCCGACCGAAAAAAACGCACTGATCACCCTCCCTAGTGCAACGGTCGGAGCCGCGGCGATGTCATGCAAGATCAAATTCCCTCGACTCGTTCTGAAGTCGTTCGACCCTGCCGGCTCGGGAACGGGGGCGACGGCCCACGAGTTCACCTATCGGATATACGCTGACCCCGAGGGCACCGCGGAGGCCAATTGCGACACCGCCGGCGGGGCCCCGTGGGAGATCACCGTCGCTAATTCCGAAAGCGTCGATTATGACACGGCGGTGAGTTCCTGATGGGTTGGACAATCCCCAAAACGGCATCCTATTGGATCGACGTCCCCGATCATGTCCTTCCGGCGGGGGCTTCGGGCGTGTCCCTCCTCCTCGACCTCGTGGCGTTTGATGATATGTATCGAGTGTATTCCCGGCACTCGACGGAGTGCTCGACGGCGCGGGCGGTGACTCGCGAGGAACTCGAGCCCGCAAACCCACAAAACGAGGACAAAACCCGGGACGTAGTCGCGCGCGTCGATACGGTCGAAGTCACTCCGAACGAGGAGCTCGCGAATATTCTCACAATGGTCGAGCTTGTCACGACTCATACGCTCGACTGGCGGGGGATATTTGACGAGTCCGGGGAGCCGGTCCCGTTCTCCGAGGAGATGCTATCAATCGCGCTCGCGAGTTCTCGAGACCTCGTCCAGTGGATCGGGGGAATCTTGACCGGTCGCGCGAACGATCAGAAAAACCAAGCGGCGCGGGAGGTCGCCAAGGATGTTCGATTTCGCGACGGCGGGGATCGAGTGGTCGATGGCGCTGGAGGGGACGAGCGACCCATCACGAACGGGGTGCCGCTCGTGCATATCGCAGCGACCGAACCCGAGGGCTCGGCCCTGTGATGGGATATTCATGGGCCGCTCGTCGATCCCGTGCGGGTGGCGGGGCTCATGGTTCAGGCCGAGAGTTTACCGGGCGCTTGAGGTCTATTCGTCGGTGGGTCAACTCGTCGCCGACGCCGGCGGGCTCGGGGCCTTCTTGCAGGATTACGAACCCGACCGGGTCGAGCGGCTGAGATTGTGGACGGTTATCGGTGCGATCCATAGAGCGGTGAGAGCTTCGAGGGAGATGGACTAAATGGGATGGGTGACACGCTGGGAGCTTGACGATCAGGCGTCGCCCGAATTCAAGGCCGCGGTTGAGAAGATGAACCGCGAGCTCTCGAAGTTCGAAAAGAAAGCGGGCACCGCGGGCCGCGCTCACGTCGACGGGATGAAGCGGGCAAAGAAAGCGACGGATCAAACCAAGTCGTCGGTTGGGGGCCTTGCGAAACAGGTTCAAACACTCATCACGCTCGAGGCCGGGCGACGAGTCGCGGTCGGCCTTTTTAATATGGCGAAGGAAGCGGACTCGGCGCGGCTTGCGATGATGGGGCTCGAGCGGGTGGCAAAGGGGACACACCAAGACTTTGGCAAGGTCGAGGCGGCGATGAAAACCGCGGGCCAAGGAATGCTCAAGTTCAATACGCGGGCGACCGGGCTCCGTAATTTGATGCTAGCGGGACTGGGCGCGGACGAAGCCGCCGACATGATGAATACTTTCGTCGATATCGCCTCGATCGGGCGGTCCTCGACGATCACCCTCTCGGATGCGGTGCTAAATCTGACCCAGGCCTTCAAGACCGAGCAAAGCGAACTCGGCGACCTGTCGGGCATGACCGCGAATTTCTCGGAGATCATGAAGGTCGGAGCAAGGCGAGCGAAAGAATTGGGCCTTGAGTTGGACAAGGCAGACACCAAAATGCTCGGGATCAAGGAGTTACACAAAACCCTCGAGGGGGCGGCGGTTGATGCGACGACCGGCCTTGCGGGGGCCACCAACGAGCTGACTATTGCGTGGGAGAACTTTAGCCTCGAGGTTGGAAAAGAACTATCGCCGGCCATGACGTGGGGGATCAAAACGCTCACCGGCTTACTCGGGGCGTTCACCCCGAGTAATCCTCAAGACGCCGTCGACCAGTTTTGGAGGAAGCAGCAGGGATCTTCAGTTTCTTGGCAAGAAAGGCGACGGGGCGAGTTCTCGCCGGCTAAGCCGGAGCAGTCTTCCCCGCCGAGCGGGATGCTGTGGTGGCTGCCCCCGGTGCTCGCGGGGCCCCCCCCGCGGCCAGTAATGCAGCCGGAACAACCGGACGAGTCATGGGACGAAAACTTCTCCCCGGCCCGATGGGAACATCTGGCGGGCCGGTCAGCTTATGAGATCAGACAGTCGAAATGGCGACGACTCGGCGAACGTCCACCCGTCCACCCCACCCCAATGGAACTCCCCGCCATTCCCGAACTCGAAAAGGTAAAGGGGCTCGCCCAGGAGCTCGACGTCGAGTTTTCGTCCATCGAGCGAATATGGGCCGGACTCGGCCAAGATGTCCACCAGGTCGGCGAGGATATGGCGGTCTGGGGGATCGATGAACTCGCGTCCGGGCTTGCCGACGTCGCGGTCCATTTTCGAGAGATCGAGGACATCGGACGAGCGATCCTTGACGTATTCAAAAACATTACTCAAGAGCTCATTCGGTGGGCCATTGTCACCGGGATCAAGTTCGCGATCAAAAAGGCCCTTACGGCTTGGCTCCCGGGCGGCGGTGGTGGCGGTGGTGGCGGCGAGATCGCTCCAGATTTTGGGTATGCCGCACAAGGTGGAGTGATGCCCGGGGTGAGTTATTTCTCCCCCGGTGGGATCGCGCGCGGCACCGATACAATCCCGGCGATGCTCTCCCCGGGCGAGGGGATTCTCACCGCCGAGGCGACGCGGAGGATCGGAGGGGTTCAGGCTATCGACGCGATCAACTCCGGGGGCTCGGCTGGAGTGTCGCAGGAGATCCACATTCACGGGCCGGTCACGGGAGATGGGGGAATTCGCGCACTTGCGGCGCTAATCCATCCACATACGCGGAGCTTGATCACGAGCAACGGATACGAGGGGCTGCACTGATGGGATATCCGGTGATTGAGTTTCTGCCATCGACCGCCCGGGATTGCTCGGTTGAGTTCATGCCGCTCGGGATATTGAATCCGTCCGATGACAACTGGGGAAGCAAGTCTCAAGCCGACTCGGTGCGAGTCGGGAGCACCGAGGGCGCGGAATCGTGGCAAGTGAATCCGATCGCATCACCGACGATGAGCCATTGTCTGGTCTGGGATCAGCGCATTGACGACGCGGGCTCGTGGGTGAAGTTCGAGAACGTGCAGGGCGTCGATTCTGCGGGGGCCGGGCTCACGGTTCCCGCCCATGGCGCGGCGACCTACTTCGTCCACGCTTGGATGATGAGCACAGGGCCCACGCTGGGCGCCGAATATCTCCGCGTGTACATTGAGACATACACCGGGGAGAGTGCGGGGGATACCGTCCGAGTCGATCAATACGACGCGCTGGCCCAGACTTGGTATGAGCTCCACGCGACGTTGACGGTGCCCGCCGGCGTCGACAATGTTCGGGCGGTGCTCGCTATCAAGCGGACGACGGCTGCGTCATGTCGGGCGATCGTCCGCGCCGGTCGGGTGATCGATTTCCCCGACGGAGTTAAATACGACATCCGCCGGCATTCGGTCGCCGAACAAGCCCGATCCCACGGCGGGATTGTTCAAACGGATTTTTTCACCGATCACGAGATCGTGAGCGTCGACTCTCACGATCTCGACCGCGCGACGTTTCGGAATGTTCGAGACTTCTATGATCACGCGAAGGTCGGCGGCTCGTTCGGATTCGCCGCCGACCGCGCCGACCGGTCGTTGAATTGGAGCCGGGCGCTGATCATGCCACCAGGCGCGGAGCCGATCATTCGACCAGTGGGGCCGGAAAGATACAGGCTGAGGCTATCAGGGGCCGCGGGGCATGAGGGCCCGTTCTAATGGGTAGATACGGCGTCTCGGCTGCTTTCAAGGGGCTCAACCTCGAGACGACTCGGCGAACGGTGATCATGGTCGGCGTGTATTCGCCGGGAGACACAAGCTACGGCTCGCGGTTTTATGCGACTTGGGCGGGCACGGGCCAGACCGCCGCGATCTCGGAGGTGAGCGCCATTGGCTCAGGATACGAGGTCGCGTCTCTCTCTTATCATATCGGAGAGGTATCGGTTTCGATCGTCGGCCAATCGACCGCGCCCGAGTTTGCGTCGATCTTTGTTCAGTCGGTCAACGCCCCACGCTTTGCGGATGTCCTGATGGGCTTTCGGCCCGTCGGCTCGTCGAGCATCTCGCCGGCTGACTATCTTTGTGTCTTCCGGGGCGTTCTTCGGTCGCTCTCATTTTCATCGACCGTCGCGACGTTCGTCATCTCCGACGGATTGGACGTCATGCGGAGGGCGGACGTCGAAAAGGTGATCGAGGACTCGGATCCTTTTGCGGGCAGTCCCCAGCCCCTTGACCTCGAGCATCCCGCCAAGGTTTGCGTCGACGTAGTCTCGGACTATCTCCAGGCGTCCACGAATGAGGACGAGTCGAAGGTGAGGGGATGGGATGAGCATCCTGAGACGATCGAGCAAGCGGGATTTTTCAACGAACTGCTCGAGGGGATTCACTCGGTCGATAGTCGACTCTTCCGGCATTTGATCAAAACGCAGATTATCAAAACAGGCGATCCCAAGGCGGCGATTGACCGCGATCTCCTCGCCGCTTTCGCGTGCTTTCTCCGACGTGATTCGTTCGGATATTGGGCACTCGGAGACATCCACCCGCAGGACAAAGACGGCGGACTCCCCTCGGCCTCGGTCTACACTCCCCGGCGATCGATTGGCGACGAGGTGATCGTTTCGGTCGGGTCCGCGGCATACGATGCCGAGTCGATGGTGCGCGGGGTCTCCGCTCGATTCGGTTTTGTGGCGTGGTCGTTTTGGTCCGACGTTCTGAAGGCAAACCAGGACGAGAGCGCCGTCGACTATATCCCCTCCAATGTTCGGCACTCAGGCGACCGTGTGGGTACGTTCGCATTTACACACGAGTTTACGCCATTCTCGGGAGTCCATCCGGCATGGAGTGGAGCCGGGGCCGACGGTCGTGTCGTGTCGATGTCTGCGTTCACGATGTGGCCGACCGAGGACGATCAAAGCATCGACATCACCCAAGACGCCTCACTCGTCGAGCCGCTCGGATCGAGGGCGTTCGGTTATCACGACTATTTCGAGCCTCAGGATTCGTTTGGATTCCCGACGACGTTTCGCCATTCTGGGCGGGAATGGGCGCACCCTGACATTCTCAAGCGATCGGTCTCACTTTACGACGAGCCCGGAGTGTCGAATCGATTCGACGAGGCGCACGAGTTCCACAAAACGGCCTTTCGGATTATCCGGGCGGGGGGGCTCCCTCATGCGTTGTTGCCGGTAGAGGTGCTCTCGAGCGCCGGCGCACTCCTCGCAGTAGGCGACCTTGTCCATCTCGAATCGACGCACGTCCCGAACTTGGCGCTCCGCGAGCTCGGCTTTGGAGGGAGCGCAAAGCGAGTCGTCGCCCAGGTCCGCGAGCGGACATTCTCGGCCATTGGTTCTACCGTGTCACTCGTTCTCGCGGTGCCGATGGAGCCCCGGAAGGAGAGTGGGTTCTCCGTCTACGACGGCGGGGATCCGATTCACGTCTCGACGTATGCCGAGCGGAACACTTGTCAATATGGGGCGATTCAAGCCCACTACCATAATCAGGCCTCGATCTTCGGCGGCCAATTCGCGGCGGAGTGGCGGCTCAGGGGGGTCGACGGGGAGCCCAAGTGGGACGCGCACCGACTACACGGGCATCGGTTCCACTACTTGCGATACACGTTTCGGGTGTTGTTCTCCTCAATCAGTGCCCCCAGTGTGATCAGAGTCCGGGCGGCGCTCATGTCGACCGATGAGGACGGTCGCCAGAGGGTCGCGTTTTCTAGATTGTTTCGAGTCGCCGGGAAAAATAGCGGGCAGTCTTTCACGTTTACTGACTCGATATTCGCCCCGGCGGTTCCAGGCTTTGACCCGGAGAAGTCGCGGGTTCAAATGTTCAAGGGGCACACATCGCCGGGGACCAATTGGCCCGCGTTTCATACCGACCCAAGAGATGGAACGGCGGACTTATTCACGACGAACTCCGAGGGATATCCAGGGGACGAAAACATTCAAGCGGGGGACGTCGTGACGGTGAGGGATAAGACGGGCGGACCATACGAGACCGAGCTCTTGCGAGCCTATAACACATCCCACATGGGCGACCCGTGGGCGTGGAAGGTCGACAAACTCCCCCGGGTTTTTTGGGAGAGATACGGCCAACTTGAGCCGCCAGATCCGGAGGACAATCCCGACTGGGATCCAGACTATCCCCGAAAAAAAGACGGGGGGATTGATATGAACTATACCGGCCCCGTTCCATATTCAATCTTTCGACCTGCCCGGGATAGGATGGACGAGAGCATCCCCCAGGGCCGACCGTGGCTCTCGCCCCACAAGGAAAACATGCCAGGGCGTAGCATGTCGGCGATCCATTCGCTCAAGCTCTCGATTGAGGGCGGGCACTTTTTGGACTTTAGTCGGCCAAGCGGGACGACTGGGCCGGAGCACGACGACCCCGATTTTCACTCGAACCCAAGCGCCGAGAGTATCAACGTAGTGCTGGACCGGGTCGAGGTGTGGCGCCACACTTTCACGCCCGAGGAACCCGAGGGGCCGGTGATCGTTCCGCCGATCAACCTGCCGGAGAGAGGAAAGGGATAAAATGGCGAGAACCTGGAAGATCGACGCCGCCGGCGTGTGGCATATTATCGACACTGATACCGAGACATTGACTCGACTCCCCTCCGGTGAGTGGGCCCCGAGTCTCTCGGGCGAGACAAGCGCCCAGCGTGGGCCCGGGGGGATGTTCGGCGGGTGGGATGCGGGCGGCGCGCCGCCGGCCGACACGACGCCCCCGGGCGTCCCCTCTGGAATGGGTGCGGTCGCGGGGGATACGGAAATTGTGCTGGACTGGGATACAAATGCAGAAGATGACGCTGCAAGCTACAAGCTATACAGGGGGACAAGCACGGGGGTGTATGACACAGACGTCACAATATCCGGGGCCGCCAATTCAACATACACCAATACCGGCCTGACGAATGGGACAGAATATTTCTATGCGGTCACTTGCACCGATGACGACGGGAACGAGAGCGCCAAGTCTGCCGAGGTGAGCGCAACCCCAGCAACGGCGCCCGTGGCTGGCTGGACCCATTCGCTCTTCGGCGATGCACAACCCGCGTATGTGATAATCGCAGATATTGGGAACGATTTAGACCTACAGGTCGGCGATACTGCGAGTTGGTGTTTCTGGATGAAGCCGGACGGGTATGTGACGAACGATGTTCTTTTCTCGTCGAGGTCCGGCCACTACAGCACGGACAAACCCGGCTGGAGCATATCTCAGACTACCAGTGGGCGATCCGTGATGACTTTCGACTCGGGAGCAAATTCTGTAGGATGGTATGGGCTCACGGATCTTGAGCAAAGCGATCCTGAGTGGGGCTGGCATCATGTCTGCTGGACATGGGACGGCACCCAGCCGAGCGATTCCGACCTGGGTAGCGCGGGCCATCTGAAGCTATATGTCGACGGGGTAGCCGAGGTTCCGACGAATGGATGGGACAACGGTGACATAGGTGCCATCGACTACTCGGGCATTGCTCCCCGCATTTTCGGAAGCGACGCATCTAATTCCAAGCAATTCGACGGGTGGATGAAGGATGTCAGGATGTATAGCGTTGTCCTCTCGGAGGAAGAAGTTGAAGCAATATACAACAGCGGTGATGGAGAGCCGGGGACAGCAGGGCTCGGGTCGGAGCCAGTCCCTGAATCTATCACCAGATTCGACGATCTGATCGGCTGGTGGAAAATGGAGGAGGGATCAGGGGATACACTTCTCGACGCCTCTGGCAACCAAAAAACGGGGGTCATCTACTTCTGCGACTGGACGACGGACCTCCCGGACGACTGACCCGGGATTAAGAAGATGACGTGTATCCGATATGTAATCATGAAGCTCGACCGAGTGCCTGAGGGGATGTGGGAGCTTGTCCCGCAAACGATCTACTCCGCCCGGCGGAGTATCACAAAACCCGTGCGGGTTCTCTTGAAGTTCATCGAGGACGATGACAACCGAGAGGCCATCGAGGCGCTCGTCGGGGATGCGACCGTCTACGACTACGCCGGCGCCCGAGAAGTTCTCGCCGGGCCCGACTGGACAGTTCGGGAGCCGGGCCCATGAGCCGGGCCCGTGGGTTCGTCTCGCGGATATTGGACAAACTCGGCGGCGGCGGGGCCAAAGATCCCGACCCCTCTCGCCCTCCCCCGAGCTCCCCCCGTCGCCGAGTCCGGGGAAAAGCGGGCCGTCGACGCGAAGCCCGCGAGCGCGCCAGGCGCGCGAAGCCCGACGAGCCCGACGAACCCGACGAACCCGAAAAGCCCGTCGAGCCGGCGGAGCCCGTCGAGCCGGCGGAGCCCGTCGAGCCGGCGGAGCCCGTCGAGCCGGCGGAGCCCGTCGAGGTTTCGCAAGACATACTAAACCCCGACCGCCCACGTGGGCAGAAAGGCGACTTCATGCTCTCGTCAATCATCAACAAGGCCGTCGACACCGTCTCGGGCTTGATCGACGATCTACACACATCATCCGAGGAAAAAAGCGCCGCCCGGATTCGATTGGCCGAGATCCAGGCGGACTTGACCTCGGACCTCGAGGAGTCTTTTCGCGCTGAGGTCGAGGCTAAAAAGGGCGTGATGGTCGCCGAGCTCGAGCAAGACGATTTGTATACGCGCCGAACTCGTCCGATGTTGCTTCGGTGGTGCCTTTATGCGGTCATCTACTGCTATCCGGTTTTCGGTAGCATCGCCCTGGCATCGCGTGGCGAGGTTCAATATGTCGTCCTCCCGGGCGAGTTCTGGACCCTCTTCCTCGGCTTGGCGTCGGTCTACATGATATCCAGAGGAGCCGAAAAGGTCGGGCGGGGCGGGAAGCTCACCGGATTGATCACCGGGCGATCGTCGTGATCGTCGTGATCGATATCCAGCATCACGGGAAGCCCTATAGACTCCGCGACCGAGGGGCGTCCAAAGACGGGATCACAGAGGTCGACTATGTGCGGCGGTATGCGTGGGAGGCTGAACGGATCCTTCGAGATCATGCGTCCGGTTCAAAGGTCTGCGTGATCTCAGACGGTCACTACTTAGACCGATGGCGGCGGGCGGACTCAATAGGCGCTGACGCTTTCATCGCGTCCCACGTCAACGCATCCGGGTCCGGGGTCGCCGACCGGGGGGAGGTCTACTACGACATCAGATCGATGCCCCAAAACGGGCCCCTCCTCGCCCGCGAAATCGCGAGGGAACTCGAGCGCCGGGTACCGTGGCCGGTGAAGGCGAAGGGATGCCGCCAGGGCGACCGGGCATTCTCGACGATCAAAGACTTGAAAGCGGTCGGGATTTGCTATGAGCCGTGTTTCTTGGATGGCCCTCGAGGGCCGCTTTTGCACTACTGCGGTGCAATGGGCGCCGCGCTCGCTCATGGCCTTCTGAGATGGGACTCCCGTCGCCGCGGGCTTGGCTAGGGTTCCACGTGGAACGCGCGGCTCGGCGGTGCTCGTCAACGGGTTGACCTCGACCCGCACC